GTGGGCGAGATGTTGCTCAGCGGCGTTGAGGAAGACAAGCAGTCGCGCGGGGACTGGGAAGCGACGATGTCTGAGGGCATCAAGCTGATGGGTCTGAAGATTGAGGACCGCCAGACGCCGTTTAAGGGTGCGTGCGGCGTCTATGACCCGTTGATGGCTGAGGCTGTGGTGCGCTGGCAGGCTGTGGCCGCTGGTGAGTTGATGCCGGCGGCGGGCCCGGTGAAGACGCAGGTGATTGGGGTTGCGAACGAGCAGCTTGAGGCGCAGGCGTCGCGCGTTCAGCAGTTCATGAACTTGTATCTGACGGAGTTGGCGCCGGAATTCTACGAAGAATTCGACCAGATGCTGTTCTGGCTGCCGCTGGTGGGTTCGACGTTTAAGAAGACGTATCAGGATCGGCTTCTGGGCCGCCCGGTGAGCCGTTTCGTGCTGCCGGATAACTTTATCGCGTCGTATGGCACGACGGATTTGGCGACCAGCCCGCGTTTCTGCCACATCACGCCGATGACGCGCCGGAATTTCCGTCTGGCGCAGCTGGCGGGCGTGTATCGGGACATCGATCTGGGTGAACCGCAGGCGGATGATAGCTCGCAGACGCCGATTCAGGCGCAGGTGGACGGCGTTCAGGGCGTGGAACCGGGTGCTGAGGGCACTGAAGAGTACCGGATTTACGAGGTCTATGCGGACCTGAATCTGGTTGGGTTCGAGAACGAAGATGGCATCCCGCTGCCGTATGTTGTGACGATTGAAGAGGGATCGCGGAAGGTTCTGTCGATCTATCGGAACTACGACGAGACGGATCCGACGTTCCAGCGGAACAATCCGTTCACGCACTATAAGTTCATGCCCGGCGTTGGGTTCTATGGGCTGGGTTACGCGCACTTGCTGGGGAATTCGGCGAAGACGGCGACGTCGATCCGCCGCCAGTTGATTGATGCGGGCACGCTGAATAACTTCCCGGGCGGCTTGCGTGTGAAGGGCATGCGGCTGGAGGACAATAACATCGGGATTGGCCCCACGGAGTTCCGCGAGATCGATACGGGCGGCATGCCGATCCAGAATGCGATCATGACGATGCCGTATAAGGAGCCGTCGCAGGTTTCCTTGGCGCTGCTTAAAGAGACGTATGAGGCTGCTCGGAATCTGGCGAACACGACGGAGATTGCTGTCGGTGAGGGCCGTCAGGACGCGCCTGTAGGCACGACCGTGGCGTTGATGGAGGCGGCGACCCGCCTGCAGTCGGCGACGCTGAAGCGCTGCCACCGGGCGTTCAGCCGCGAACTGAAGAACATCGCGAATCTGTTCGGGAAGTATCTGCCCGACGAGCCGTATCCGTTCCCGGTTCGGGGTGGCATGGCGGCGATTATGCGCGAGGATTTCGCGAACAACATCGACGTGATCCCGACGTCGGATCCGAACATCTCATCGTCGGCCCAGCGCATGATGCGGGCTGAGGCGTTGCTGCGGTTTGCGACGCAGCAGCCGGATCAGCACAATCTGCGTGAGGCGTATCGGCAGATGTACGTCGAGATGGGTGTGGCGCCTGAGAAGATTGAGTTGCTGTTGGCGCCGGAGAAAGAGAAGCCGCGTCCGCTGGACCCGCTGACGGAAAACCAGAACGCGATTGTGGGCGTGCCGTTGATAGCTGGCGCGTATCAGGATCACGACGCGCACATCGCGGCACACGCGCCGATTGCGCAGGACAATCCGGCTCTGCAGGCGCACATCAACGAGCACTTGGCGATGAAGATGCGCCAGCAGGTCGAGCAGATGATCGGCCAGCCGCTGCCGCCTCCGGGCACACCGATGCCTCCGGAAATGGAGAACCAGATCGCGGTCATGGTTGCGCAGGCTATGCAGCAGCTGGCACCGATGTATAAGCCGCAGCCTGAGATTGATCAGATGGCGCAGATTGAGGCGCAGAAGCTGCAGATCAAACAGGCTGATAATGAGCGTGACGCGCAGGTTGAGCTTGCGAAAGCGCAGATGGAAGCTCAGAGTGACGCGGCGAATCGCGCATCGAGAGAGAAGATTGCGGCAATGAAGCTGCAGTCAGAGGCCACGCGGAACCTTGGAGGTTTTCAATGAAGAACACTGACTTGCGGGCCAAGGCTCGTGCGATTTTCGGCCCGGCGATTGCTGAGCCCATGCCGAACCAGCCGAACGGCGCGAAGGCCCTGCAGCAGCGCGCGAACGCTCGCCCGATCCCGACCTATAAGGTTGGCGGCGTGGTGAAGAAGCCGATGCCGACGCCGGGTGAGTCAGCGAAATCTGGCAACCGCATGTCGAAGCAGGAAGGCGACGAGATGCGCTTCATGGACATGCTGGAAAAGAAGAAGCGCCCGATGCCGTCTCCGGCTGCGAGCGCGGCTTCTGGTAACCGCATGTCGCGTCAGGAAGGCGCTGAGATGAAGAAGATGAAGATGGCTATGGGCGGCAAGGTCCAGACGTCATCCGACACCGCGCGCAAGCTGGCCACCGAGATGGGTGGCTACAAGAAGGGCGGCAGGGTCAAGGATGTCGAAGTCGACATGAAGGGTCTGGAGGAAATGTCCCGGCCCCGCGCTTCGCTGCCGAATCTTGATAGCATGGAAGCGGAAGCCCGGAGCGTGAACACCGCCCGCGCTAAGGAAACTTCCGACACTGCGAAGAAGCAGTCGTTCAAAGAAGCGTTCGCTGAGGCGCGCGAGAAGCAGGGCCCGAACGGCGTTTTCATTTGGCGGGGTAACGCTTACAACACGAAGATGGCGGGTGAAACGTCGAAGGCCGCTCCGGCTCGTGCGGCTGCTCCGGCGCCTCGCGGGAATTCGCCTGCCGCTGCCGCCCCGACCCCTCCCACTCCTGCTACTCGCGGTATGTCCGATGCCGAAATCAGAAGCTTCACTAAGGGTCTAAACGCAGACGCGGACAGTAGCATTGCCGCTGCTAAACCGACCCGTGCCGCTACCACCCCGGCCAAGCCAAGCGTCGGCCTGCGGAACACTGGCATTGGTAGCGCCTTTGCCGACATCCTTGACAAGGAACGCGCCGCCAACGCTGCGTCCAATAAAAAGCTGGTCGAGCGGTACAAGAGCGAAGGCCGTCCTCGCTTGGCTAAGATCGTTTCCATGCTGTCCGGTGCTGAGTACGCCAAGGGCGGCAAGGTGAAGGCAGAGAAGACCAAGGAGCCCAAGCCGAAGAACGGTCTGGCTGTCATGATCGCCATTGGTAAGCCGATGAAGCCTGCCAAGAAGATGAACGGCGGCCCGATGGCTTCTGGTTCGAAGGACATGGAAGCGTCGAAGGTGACGCGTGACATGGCTATGGGCGGCGCTCCGATGGGCTACGCGGCTGGCGGCGCTGGCAAGATGCGCAAGGGCATGATGCCAGAAAAGTTTGCTCAGGGCGGCGCAGGTAAGGTCCGCAAGGGTATGATGACGCCGGAAGGTAACATCATCAAGGCCATGAATAAAATGCGCGGCAAATAAGGGGAGTGCGCGGCTGTGCCTGCTAGATCAAAGCGTCAGTATCGCTTGATGAGCGCAGCCGCGCATAACCCTGCCTTTGCAAAGGCCGTGAGAATTCCGCAGAAGATTGGCAAAGACTATATCGCTGCAACCAAGAGCTACAAAAAACTACCGGAGAGTGCCAATGTCAGCCGAGGAACTCGGTCGCCGCGCGGTTGAGCGCATAGGCGAACTGCGCGACCGCGCCACCGAATACAGCCTTAATGCCCGTTTTAGGCCGTCGACGTTTGGGGATAGGTATATCCCCGCCATGACGGCAGAAGAGATTGCCCTTCAGGTTCTGGAGGGTAATGCGTTGGTGCGCGCCTACACGGCTGCGATTAGCGTCATCAACGAAGAATACAAACGTATGATGCAGCCAGACGACGACAAAAAACCGGAGCAAACAAGAGGGAGTATGTACTGATGAGTATGAGCAACATCGAGCCGCACGAAGAGGCTCTGGCCAAGAAGCTGATCGACGACGAGTTTACCTTCATCACAGGCCGTCCGTTCGACATGCGTCCTGCGGGCTATCTCGTGGCCGTTAAGATTTACGTTCGCCCTGAAGAGCTTAAGACGATCAAGCAGGACGACGGGACGGAAGTCACGCTGTATCTGCCTGACACCGTGCGCGCCGAGGACAAGTATTCCTCCGTGTCCGCGCTGGTGTGCGCCGTTGGGCCCGAAGCCTATCAGGGCGAGAAGTTCGAACGCTCCGGTCCTTGGTGCAAGGTCGGTGACTGGGTTCTGATCCCGCGCTACGAATCCACGATGGTTTCCTATCGCGGCGTTGCGATGGCACTCTTGCCGGATGATCGCGTGATGGCCGTCATCGCCGGTCCGGAAGACGTGATGTCGGGTAAGTTCGCTGGAAACTTCTGAGGAGTAAAGCATGTCTAACGATCCAGAAAATCAAGAACTTCCGTATACCGACGACGGTCCGACTGAGGACGTCGAGATCGAGATTACGGAAGACGATCTTGGCGAGAGCCTTGAGGACTACGAGAAGCAGGAAGATCCTGAAGAGGAGCAGCCTGAGGAGCCTGAAGAGGTTGCCGAACAGGAAGAGCCTGAAGAGGAAGAGGCTCCGAAGCGGCGCCGGTCGCCTGAGAAGCGCATCTCTGAGCTTGCCCGTAAGGCGGCTGATGCAGAGCGGCGCGCTCAGGATCTGGAAGCGCGTCTGGTAAAGGAAGCCCAGCTGCGTGAGCAGTCTGAGCAGGCGATGATGACGCATTACAGGAGCAACCTGAGCGCCACCGCGATGGACCTGAAGCAGAAGCTCGCCGAAGCCCGCTCCATGATGGACAACGAGCGGATCGACGATCTTCAGTATCAGTTCAACAAGACGATGAATGATCTTGAAGCGGTCACGAACTGGGAACGTGAGCAGCAGAACAAGGCGGCTCGCACCGCTCCTGTTGAGCAAGCGGCCCCGGCGGATGCCCAGCGTCAGCAGGTATCGCTTGAGCCCCGGACGGCGAACTGGATTCAGAAGAACTCATGGTTCCAGCCCAAGTCTGAGGACTTCGATCCTGAGATGCACGAAGAGGCCACTCTCTACGCACGCCGCGTTGAGCGTCGCTTCCGCTCAGAGGGTCGTGACGATGAGATCGGTAGCGTCGACTACTTCACGGAAATCGACCGCCATATGCGCCGGGAATTCCCCGATGCGTTCTCAGCGCAATCAGCCCCAAACAAGAAGGCACCTCCGATGAGCCGTGATTCGAATGTTGCACCCGTCCAGCGCACCGCTCCGGGTCAGCCTGCGAAGAGCTCGAAGACCGTCCGATTGACCGCTGACCAGCGTCGCATGGCGCACCAGATGGCTCAGTCAGGCGCCTTCCGAAAGCAGGGCGGCGGTCGCATGAGCGATCTCGAAGCTGAAAAATACTACGCAATTCACATGATGAAACAAGGTAAGGGAGCATAACAATGGCCCGTTCTTCTCGCATCAGCACGACGCGTGCTACCGAATCCCGCGAAGCAGGGCTGCGCAAGCGCCCCGAAACGCACTTCAACTCCAAGCTCTATGTTCCGAAGGATAAGATCCCTGCGAACATGACCTACGCATGGGTTCGAGAATCGACTCTGAACGAGCCCGATCCGGACAACATGACCGACCGCATGATCCGTGGTTGGCAGCCGGTTCCGGCCAGCCGTCACCC